AATCAAACCCAGGTTTTAACGACATTGTCGACTCTGAAGATTTTGAGTCTTCGGTGCTTAGAACACCAGAAGCAGAATTTCGAACTAAGCGAACTAACTGCTTTGTTTCAACAGCTACTGCTTGGCTCCCTACCGGAAGCTGGGACGCATTGGTTGACAAGGACAGAGTGCCAATGCAAGGTGAAGACGTCATTCTCGCATTCGATGGAGCCTTTTCTAACGACTCTACAGCACTAATTGCGTGGCTTGTAGGTTCTGAAAAACCACATTTAATGGTTGTAGGACTATGGGAAAGACCACTTGATGCGGATCAAGCGTGGCATGTGCCTGTTGCAGAGGTCGAAAAGACTATTATTGACACTTGCAGAGACGGTAGATTTAACGTAAAAGAGATTGTTTTCGATCCTGCACGATGGAATAGAACCTTTATGGTACTAGATGAAGATGGTTTACCGTGCGTTTCGTATCCAAACTCAGCAGAACGTATGGTTCCTGCTACACAAAAGTTCTATGAAGCTGTAGTCAATCAGTCATTTACACATGATGGCGATGAACGTCTTGCACGACATGTGGCTAACTGCGTGACAAAACAATCTTCACGTGGAGTCATGGTTGCTAAGGCTTCATCTAGAAGAAAAGTAGATGCTGCTGTTGCTTCCATTTTTGGTTATGACCGAGCAACACAACCTCCTGCACCTAAAGAACCAGTTGCAAAATATTTCTCAATACAAGTATGAGGAGCATCATGAAAAAACTTGATTTTGCTTTATTAACAGAATTGGCAGGAGTAATTCTTGTCGCCATTGGGGTTGGCATGTTCTCAGTTCCTCTTGCCCTTATAACGGTAGGCGGATTTCTTATTTGGGCTACAGAAAAGGCTAATTGATGACCGCTGGTATTTACAATACAACCATTGATCAAGGTTCTATATGGTCAGTTGTACTAGTTTACACTGATTCTAACGACGCACCTGTCAATTTAACTGGCTATACCGCGGCCATGCAACTACGTCAGAACTATAATTCTACTACTGCTGACCTTACTTTAACTACAGCAAACGGTGGTATTACTATTGTTGGTGCTACTGGTACTATTACAATCACAGCAACAGCTACTCAAACAGGTCTGCTTGATTCAGGTTTTTATGTTTATGATTTAGAATTAACTTCAGGTTCTAACATTTCTCGTCTTATCCAAGGTCAATTAACAGTTGCAGAGCAGGTGACACGATAATGGCAGCCAATAAAGTCACCGTAAACGAAACTAATAACACAGTTGAAATTACAGCACCAGGTCCTCAAGGCGCACAAGGACCTACTGGTCCTACAGGTTCTATCGGTGCAACAGGTCCAACAGGATCTACTGGACCTACAGGTTCTCAAGGCATTCAAGGTGTTACCGGTCCTACAGGAGCGCAAGGAATCCAAGGCGTTACAGGGCCAACTGGACCTCAAGGTGTAACCGGTCCTACTGGACCGCAAGGAGTTACAGGACCGACAGGCCCTACAGGAGCTCAAGGCGTTCAGGGCGAAACCGGTCCGACAGGACCACAAGGAATTCAAGGTCCAACCGGTCCGACAGGACCTCAAGGAATACAGGGTGAAACTGGACCAACGGGACCGACCGGTGCACAAGGTATTCAGGGAGTTACTGGACCAACTGGTCCGCAAGGTATTCAAGGTTTTACTGGTCCAACTGGCTCTACAGGAGCGGCATCTACAGTAACAGGTCCGACAGGATCTACTGGCCCTCAAGGAATTCAAGGCGTTCAAGGTATTCAAGGAATTGAAGGACCAACTGGTCCATTAGGTCCTACAGGATCTACAGGACCAACTGGAGCAGCCTCGACTGTGACAGGTCCAACAGGAGCATCAGGACCAACAGGTCCGCAAGGTGTTTCTGGACCTACAGGACCAACTGGATCTGCTGGAACAGATGGCGATCGCTATCACACTACATCTACAACTTCTTTAACTATTGCTCCAAACGGTCAAATAACTCTTACTACAGTTGATCTTTATCTTGATTACTCAACAGCTCAAAGTGTAATTATTGCGTACGATATAAATAATCATATGCATGGTGAAGTTGTTTCGTATAATCCAGCAACTGGAAGTCTTGTAGTTGATCTTAAAAGCAAAACAGGATCAGGCACATATGCTTCTTGGGAAATAAATCTTGCTGGCGCAGTGGGTATTCAAGGCGCAACTGGAGCAACAGGTCCAACTGGTGCAACAGGAATTCAAGGATCAACAGGTCCAACTGGAGCAATCGGTGCAACTGGTCCTACTGGTTCAACTGGTTTAACTGGAGATACTGGACCTACAGGTGCACAAGGCATTCAAGGAATCCAAGGTGTGCAAGGAATTCAAGGCGTAACAGGTCCGACAGGTCCGCAAGGACAAACTGGACCGACAGGTGCTCAGGGAATTCAAGGAGAAGTTGGTTCAACTGGACCAACTGGTCCCCAAGGAATCCAAGGATCAACTGGGCCAACAGGTCCGCAGGGAAACCAAGGTGTCCAAGGAGTAACTGGACCAACAGGACCTCAAGGAATTGAAGGCGTGACTGGTCCCACCGGTCCTCAGGGCATTCAAGGAATTCAAGGAGTCACCGGTCCGACCGGTCCACAAGGAATAGAAGGTCCGACAGGACCGACCGGAGCAACTGGCGCAGCATCAACGGTTACTGGACCAACTGGCTCAACAGGACCAACCGGATCAACAGGTCCAACAGGTGCGACAGATCCAATTGTAAATTACATAAGCGGTGGGGCAAATGCTTCTGGAATTACAGGAGATGTTATTTATAATTCGGGATTATCAAATGCAAATAGTTGGACGTACACCATCGACGCCGGTGGATCAACTACAACCTTCTAACAAAGAGAGAAAGAAGCCACTATGACAGCAAGACTCCAAAACCGCCGAGACACGGCAGCAAACTGGACAGCAAATAATCCAACACTTGCTCAGGGTGAACTTGGTCTTGAAACAGATACCGCTAAGTTTAAGATGGGTGATGGCACTACTGCCTGGAATTCACTTGCATATGCCTATGCAGCTGGAGCAACAGGTCCAACCGGTCCTACCGGTCCAACTGGCGCAGCTTCCACTGTTACCGGTCCGACTGGTGCGGAAGGTGCAACAGGTCCAACTGGCGCAGCTTCAACAGTAACAGGTCCAACCGGTCCTACCGGTCCAACTGGTTCCGCATCCACGGTTACCGGTCCTACCGGTCCAACTGGCGCAACAGGCCCAACTGGTGCCACAGGCCCTGGCCTTTTGGTTGGTTTCAGCCCACAAACAGGCAACTACACTCTTGCAATCGGAGATCTTAATGAACTGGTCACAGTTAATGCGGCCGCTACCGTTACAGTTCCACCTTCAGTGTTTGCTGCCAATGACCAAATCCACGTTCAACAAATCGCCGCTGGCCAGATTACTTTTGCGCAAGGCGCAGGTGTTACGATTACATCAACTGGTGCAACTGCATCTGCTCCTAAAACAAGGGCACAATATTCAGCTTGTACTGTGATTTGTACAGCTTCAAACACATTTACTATCGTAGGAGATATTGCATAACATGCCTATTATCGGGATTATTGCTAGTCAAAACTATCCTAGAGTCTTAAATGTTGACTACTTAGTTGTAGCTGGCGGCGGCGCTGGTTCTTATGCTACACAAGGCGGTGGTTCAGGCGGCGGTGGTGCTGGTGGTTTGCGTTCAACCGTTACTGCAAGTGGTGGAACTCCAGGAACAGTAGAAACAGCTGTTAATTTGGCTAATGCTTCTTCTTATATTGTTACAGTTGGTGCTGGTGGTAGCGCAGTTACTGGTTCATTCCCTACAAGTGGCACTAACTCATCAATTAGTGGAGTTGGTATCACTACAATTACATCAATAGGTGGCGGTGCTTCAGCTATTGCTGGAACTGTAAATGCAGTATCAGGCGGTTCTGGTGGCGGCGGTGCTTATCAGAGCAGTGGTGGTAGCGGAACTCCCAATCAAGGTTTTGGTGGCGGTAATGGTTCACCTTCGGGCAGTCCATTCCCTGGCGCTGGCGGCGGTGGTGCTGGTGGAACAGGTACCAATGGCGCAGGAAGCACAGGAGGCAGTGGCGGTAACGGAGTTGCAACACTTATTTCAGGCCCATCTGCAACTTATGCAGGTGGCGGTGGTGGCGGTTGGCGTTCTGGCGGTTCTGGTGGAACTGGCGGTAGTGGTGGTGGTGGTAATGGTGGAGAAGCTTCTGGCAATCCTGGTGGCACAAATACCGGTGGTGGTGGTGGTGGGGCTGCTGATTCTAATGGCGGCGGTAATGGTGGTTCAGGTGTTGTTGTGGTGCGTTATGCAGGTACAACCCAAAAAGCTTATGGGGGAAGTGTAACTACATATGGCGGAAATACAATCCATACATTTACTCAATCAGGCATTTTTTATACAAACAATATTGGAAGTCCAAAGGCAACTGGTGGTGATATTTCAACCGACGGTGTTTATTGGATTCACACATTTAGATTGTCAGGTTCATTTATTCCTAATCAGACAGTTGCTTCAGAAGTATTATGCGTTGCCGGTGGTGGCGGTTGTAATGCTGCTTCTGGTGCTTCTGGTGGATCAGGTGGCGGTGGCCTTCTTGATGGTTCAAAAACTTTTACAGCAAGAACTTACACCGTAGTTGTAGGCGCAGGTGGTACAGGTTCAACTGCTACAAATACTGACAATTACACTCGTGGTATTGATTCAAGTATTGCGGGTTCAGACATTACTACTATTGTTGCTAACGGTGGCGGAGTTGGTTCGCGCAATGGCGTAACTGGCCTAAACGGTGGTTCAGGTGGCGGTGCTGGTGGGTATGTAAACAATGGTTCTAACCGACCAAATACAGCCGCCACGCAAGGAAATGTAAGCGGATTAACTGGCTATGGTTTTACTGGTGGTTCCGCTTCTCCCTCAGACGTTGGTGCCTATGGTGGTTCGGGCGGTGGTGGAGCAGGTGGTCTTGGTCAAAACTGCACAAACAGTGTTGGTGGAAACGGTGGCATCGGCTATCTCTCTTCTATTAGTGGTTCTTCTACTTATTATGCTGGCGGCGGTGCAGGCGGTTTTGAAAATGCCAATACTGTTGGCGCTATTGGTGGTGCTGGTGGTGGAGGCAATGGAGCAACCAATTTAACTAGTGCACAACGTGGCGCACCAAATACTGGTGGTGGCGCAGGCGGTTCGTGTGGTACTTTCACATCGCCAAATGTTTCTGGTGGTTCAGGCATAGTAATAATCAGGTATCCAATCTAACAAGGGGGCAACATGAAAGACAACGTTACAAAGATCAAAGAAACCAAAACAACACAGTGTTTTAGCTATGAAGTTACAATGTTGGTGCACATAATCGCAGACGACGAAAAAGATGCTAGAGCACAACTTGACGAAAAAGGCGGGATAGTCACAAAGCGAGAAGTTAAGTTATTAAACAGCGCCGTTCTTTATGGCGAAAAGGAGAAAAACTAATGGGTCACTACGCAAAAGTTGAAGAAGGAATCGTTACGCAAGTAATTGTGGCTGATGGTCCTGATTGGTGCGAGCAAAACCTTGGTGGTGAATGGGTGCAAACCTCTTATAACACTTTCGGTGGCGTACACTCAGGTGGCAAGTTTCCAATCCACAAGAACTATGCTGGGATTGGTTACACATTTGATGGAATAGGTTTCGCAGCGCCACAACCATTTGCTTCTTGGACAAAGAACGCAGAAACGTACCTTTGGGAAGCCCCAACCGCGATGCCAACAGAGGGCGGTCCCTACAAGTGGGACGAAGACACACTTTCTTGGATTGAATTAGACTAATACACAAGGTCGGGGGACCAATGAAGATCGCAGTTTACACAATCGCACTCAACGAACAAGCCTTTGTCGAACGCTGGTACAAAAGTGCAAAAGAGGCCGATTATCTTCTTATTGCCGATACAGGATCAACTGACCTAACAGTTAAATATGCCAAAAATCTAGGCATAAACGTGATCCAAATAGGTATTAAGCCGTGGCGTTTTGACGATGCAAGAAATGCAGCTTTAGCAGCTCTTCCTCTTGACATAGATTACTGCATAGCTTTAGATATGGATGAAGAACTTCAAGTTGGCTGGCGCAAAGAACTAGAATCTTTAGAATCCAGAATTACTAGACCAAGATACAAATACACTTGGTCATGGAATCCAGATGGATCACCTGGTTTAACTTATGGCGGAGATAAGATCCATTCTAGAAAAAACTACAGATGGAAACATCCTGTACATGAAGTTTTAACTTGCACGACTAATGAAGTGCAAGAATGGACAAAGTTAGAAATACATCATCATCCAGATGATACTAAATCTAGAGGTCAATACTTTGAGTTACTCGCTCAGTCTGTAATAGAAGATCCATCAGATGATCGAAATTGTTTTTATAACGCTCGAGAACTATTCTTTCACAATAAGTGGACAGAAGCAATTAAAGAGTTCAAGCGTCATTTAAGTCTTCCTAAAGCTCAGTGGAAACCTGAGCGAGCAGCATCAATGAGATACCTGGCTAAAATGGAAGAGTTTGAAAGAGAATCTTGGTTACTAAAAGCAATTGCAGAATCTCCTAATAGTCGAGAACCTAGAGTTGATCTTGCTCAGCATTACTACTCAAAAAGCATGTGGCTAGATTGTTACGCAAATGCTCATGCCGCTCTACGAATTGTAGAACAACCGCTTGAGTATCTTGTAGAATCAGATGCTTGGGGATATTTGCCTCATGATCTTGTAGCGATCGCATGTTACAATATGGACAAATTAGACGAAGCAATAGAACATGGCAAGAAAGCTGTCGAACTAGCACCTTGGATTGATAGACTTAAAGAAAATCTAACTTTTTATAAAGAAGTACCCACCATGAAAGGCAACTAAATGAGTCTATCGAATAGACTGCGTAAATCAGGAGAAAAAAGATACAACAATCAGTATCTTGAACCTTTTTTACCTGGTCGTAATTTATATGCAACTCCAGCCGGTGTAGAAGTAAACTCTGATAGTGCAATTCGTATGTCAACTGTTTATGCTTGCGTAAGACTACTAGGTGACACTATTAGTTCTTTGCCACTTTCCGCTTATGTCCGTCGTGGACGTTCTAGAATAAATTACGCATCAGTTTACGGTGAAATGCCTGCATGGATTAACAAACCAAATCCTGATTCAACTCGTTTAGAGTTTTATGAGCAAGTAATTTCTTCTCTAAACCTTCATGGTAATGCATTCATTTTAACCGTACGTGACGAAATTGGCGACGTTCAAGAGCTTTATTGCATAAACCCACTGCAGGTTCGTATTCGTCGTCCTGATCCAATGGGTGAAATTGAATACATAGTTACTATAGGACAAAATGCTCAAGATCCTGTAAATCAATTTTATGATAATGCACAGCCATTTGACCCATCTTCAGTTAAAACTATGGTTCTAACAAAAAATGAAATCTTGCATATACCTATGTTTAGACTACCTGGACAACTACTTGGACTTGGTCCTATTGCAGCAGCTCGCATTACTTTAGGTTCTGCTATGGCCGCGGAAGTTTATGCAGCAAGTTATTTTGGAAATGCAGCAAATCCTGGTGGAGTTATTGAATCTCCAGGTGAAATGACTGAAGAACAAGCTGCTGATATTGCTCGTAACTGGAATATGTCGCACACAGGACCTTATCGTGCGGGAAAACTTGGCATTTTAACTAGCGGTGCAACATTTAAGCCACTTACTCTAAATGCTGCAGATGCACAACTTCTAGAAGTACGTCGATTTGGTGTAGAAGAAATTGCTAGACTATTCCGTGTACCTGTATCTTTACTTGGTCACCCTGTTGCAGGAGCAATGTCATTTGCATCTGTTGAAGCTCAGAACTTATCATTTGTCCAACACTCTTTAAGACCTTTACTTGAAAGACTAGAACAAGCACTATCACCATTGCTTCCTGAGTCAGATGGATTTATTAAGTTTAATCTAGACGCTTTGCTACGTGGAACAACATTAGAACGCTATGATGCCTATACAAAAGGTCTGCGTGAAGGTTTCTTAAGTCTAAATGATGTCCGTTATGTAGAAGATCTTGCACCTCTTGGAGAGTCTGGAGATCAATACCGTGTTCCGTTACAAAATATTGATGCAGCAGATGCAAAAGATGTTGGCTTAAACCTACGCGCCGATATTGCAGCCAAGTTAATTCAAGTAGGTTTTGATCCAAAATCAGTAATTGATGCTGTTGGTTTACCTGAAATGAATCACACAGGTTTGCCTTCAAATCAATTGCAACCAATTTCAACAATAGATCCAATAGATCCTAAAGCAGCATACGAGGTGGAGTAGTGTTGAATGAAGAGAAAGACTCAAGGAGCAAAATGAAAAAAATCGAACGACGCACATATACTGTGCAAGATGTTGAAACTCGGGCAGATGACGATGGAAAGCTACGCTTGTCAGGATATGCAGCAAAGTTTGATAGTCCTAGCGTCCCACTACCATTCGTTGAAACAATTGCTCAAGGTGCATTTAGAAAAACATTAACAGAAATACCTGATGTCCGATTACTAGTTAATCATGAAGGACTTCCATTAGCTCGTACTAAAAATGGTACAATGACGCTAATTGAAGATGACATTGGATTAAGATTTGATGCTGAATTAGCAGATACTCAAGAAGCAAGAGATCTACATGCTCTTATTGCTAGAGGCGACGTAGATCAGATGAGTTTTGCGTTCCGTGTAATTAGACAAAAGTGGAATGAAGACCGCACTATGCGTGTTTTGACTGAAGTATCATTAGCCGATGGAGATGTCTCAGTAGTTACTTATCCAGCTTATCCAGCAACATCAGTTGAAGCCCGTGAACATCTAAAAAATGCTATTGATGCTGTCAAAGAAGGACGAGAAATATCTGGAGATTCTTTACTAGTTCTAAAAAGCATTTTTGAAGATCTAAGTGAAGGCCATGACTATGTAATGAAGTCAGTAGAACTAATGGCTCAATTACTAGGAAATCAAGAAGTAGTTGCAGCAGACGATATGGAAGATTCTGATTACATGGAAGATGAAGAAGACAAAGACTTAATTGAAGAGGTTTCTGTACCAAGATCTATATCTCTTCGTCTAGCAAAAGCAATAGTAAACAACACAAAATAATATTCTGTTAGCAAATAGTTAACAGATACCGAAGTCGGAGCGAGACTCACACCCCAAAAGCGCCGTGATGCTTATCGCCACCACCTCGATTAAACTCATAAGGAGCAGAATACAATGTCATACCTTGACAAAGTAATCGAGCGCCGTGATGCAGTTAAAACAGAAATGGACGCAGTTCTTGAGGCAGTTGCCGCAGAGAACCGTACAGATCTAACTGCAGAGGAGACCGAGAAGGTTGACGCTCTTGTAGAAGAGTCACGTTCACTCGATACAAAAATCGAAAAACTAAAGACACAAGCTGATGCAGACGCTAAGGCTGCAGAAGTACGTGCAGCAGTTGCACCAGTTGCAACTCCAGCAGGTGGCACACGCGTCATCTCTGAACCTCGCACTTATTCAGTAAACTCTGATGCTTCATTCGTAAAAGATGCATATAACGCATCATTTAAGAATGATTTCAGTGCAAACGAGCGTCTTGCTCGTCACATGAAAGAAGAAGCAATTGAGCGTCGCGATGTTGGAACAGCTGCGTTTGAAGGTTTGGTTGTACCACAATACCTTACAGATCTAGCTGCACCACTTGCACGTGCTGGTCGTCCATTTTTGGATGCTGCAACAAACAAGCACGTACTACCTGCAAGCGGAATGACATTAAACATCAGCCGCATGACAACAGGTACATCAACTGCAGTTCAAGCAACAGAAAACTCTGCTGTTTCAGAAACTGATGCTGATGATACACTACTCACTATTAACGTGCGTACAATTGCAGGACAGCAAGACATATCTCGCCAAGCAATCGAGCGCGGTACAGGAATTGATACATTTATTCTTGCAGACCTAATTCGTTCATGGCACACAACACTTGACAATCAATGCATCAATGGTGCTGGTACATCTGGCACAATTCTTGGTCTTGATGGTTCAGGTGGAAATGCAATCACTTATACATCAACAGCTCCTACAGTTCAACTTCTGTATCCAAAGCTTGCTGATGCAGTACAGCAAATCCAAACAAACGCGTTTCAGAATCCAACACATTGGGTCATGCACCCACGCCGCCTAGCTTATCTATTAGCTGCAGTTGATTCACAAAACCGTCCTTTGGTAGTTCCAAACGCAAGCGGACCAGTAAACACAATGGCAGCAGGCGCAGGAGCTTCATCATACGGTAACTCAGGTTACTCATTGATGGGTCTACCAATTGTTACTGATGCAAGCGTTGGAACAACTTTCGGCGCAGCAACAAATCAGGACAAAATCTATTGCGTTGCAGCACCTGAAATGCACCTTTGGGAGCAGACAGGATCACCATTTGCGCTTAACTTTGATGCAACTGGTGCAAGCACATTGACAATTAAGTCTGTTGTCTATGGCTATGCAGCGTTTTCAGCAGGTCGTTACCCTCTAGCTGCCTCGATTATCTCAGGCACAGGTTTGGTAGCACCAACATTCTAAGCAAAGCTTAGAACAATAGTGTAGAGCCGGTAAGACTCCCCCGACTTATCGGCTCTACACCTTTAAACGGGGGAAAGCATGAAATCAGCACATACAGTTTCAATTGGAGCATGTGATCCAGGTACAGTTAATGCTGCTTGGGCGTATACAATGCTGCAACTTGCACAAGCAAGAAGTTCAAGATTAGGTCCATTTATAAGAATCGAAGGATCTGGTTTATTAAGTAAATTACGTAATCGTGTAGTTGCAACCTTTTTAGATCATACAAAATCTGATTGGTTGTTAATGATAGATACCGATGAGCAGTTAAGTGTCCAAGCATTTGATAAGTTAATTGAAACTGCTCATGATAAAGATAGACCAGTTGTAGCAGGACTTTATTTTGCAGCTTGGGACGCAAATGAAAACCTATATCCTGTTCCTGTTCCATTGATTTTTAATGATACTAATAAAGGCTTTGCGCCTATAAATGACTACAAACGTAATGCGGTTTTTGAGATTGATGCTGCCGGTACTGGTTGCATATTAGTCCATCGTAGTGTACTTGAGAAAATGCGCGAAACAGCAGATCCAAACCAAGGCACGAACTGGTGTTGGTTTTGGGATGGACCTATAAATGGTGAATGGATAAGTGAAGACTTACTATTCTGCCGTAAAATCAAGCATTTAGGTTTCCCTATTTATGCCAATACAGGTGCCATATTGCCGCATCAGAAAAGATACTGGTTACATGAAGGCCATCATACTGAACGGCAAAGTAATGAAAATATTTAAGAAAAAACAAACAGCAACAGCTTTGCCCGATTTAGAACGAGCAATGCAGCCTAAATTAGAGAAAAGGATAACGCATGGCACTAACAAACGCCTATTGCACCCTATCGGATGTAAAGAATGCTCTTGCAATCGAAGACATCAATGATGATCTAGCTATAGAAGCTGCAATTGTTTCTGCTTGTAGAATGATTGATGATTATACAGGTAGATTTTTTTACAAAGATGGAACTTCTGCGGCTCCTGTGATTCGTTATTACACGCCAAATGACTGGTGGATCTGTAATACAGATGATATTGTTTCTATTAGTGAAATTGCAACAGATGATAATTTTAACCGTAGTTATACAACTGTTTGGTCTGCAACAGATTATATGGTGGAGCCAATAAATAATCCACGTAGAGGTTGGCCATTTACTCGCATCTTAGCCGTAGATCGTTATCTTTTTCCTCGTTTATATCCGCAAACTGTACGTATTACAGGAGTATGGGGATGGTCTGCTGTACCCGCAGAAATCAATTTAGCTGCTCGTCTACAAGCTTCTAGACTGTTTATTAGAAAACAATCTCCATTTGGAGTTGCCGGTTCTGTTGATATGGGAACTGTAAGACTAACTTCTAGATTAGATCCTGATGTTGAAGCGTTAATTCGTCCACTTAAAAAGTTGAGTGGAGTTGCATACTAATGCTACCAAGCAAAGTCCGCGAAGGATTAAAAAACAATTTACAAGAAATAGATGGACTTAGAGTTTATGATTTAGTCCCTGATGTAATTGTTCCACCATGTGCAATAATTGGTCAATTAGATCTTACATTCGATCTTAACAATGCTCGCGGTTTAGATCAAGCAAATGTAGATGTAATGGTTATTGTCCAGAGATTCTCTGAAAGAACAGGCCAAGACAAGCTCGATAAATATCTTTCTGGTTCAGGAGATTATTCAATAAAAGCAGCAATTGAATCAGATCGTACTCTCGGTGGAGAAGTCGATACGCTTAGAGTTACTGCGGCTCAATCAGGAGTTTATCAAGCTGCTGATGTTGAATATTTATCATACCGATACCAAGTAACCATATATGGAGATGGAGCATAATGTCATATACAATAAAATCCGATAATTTTGTATTCGGAGACAAGAAAAAAGGTGACCAAGTCACTGAAAAAGAATTGCTTGATGCAGGTTGCAACCCAGAAGCGCTAGTTAAGGGTGAACATCTATCAAGTAATATACCAACCAAACCAGCAATAGAAAAAGGAGCGGACGAATAATGGCCCGTTTAGTTCTTACCAACGCATATATCACTATAAATGCAGTCAATCTTTCTGACCACATTGCAAGTGTTACTTTAACAACAAATGACGATGTTGTAGAAACAACTGCATTTGGTTCAACCGCACGTACACGTATTGGTGGACTTGGTGATAATTCAGTAGCAATTGAATTCCATCAGGATTATGCAACAAGCAATGTTGAAGCAACAATTTATCCACTACTTGGAGCTACAACAGCAGTTGTAGTTAAGCCAAATGGTGCGACAACAGCAGCTGATAATCCATCTTATACATTCACGGCTTTAGTTTCAGAGTGGACTCCATTAAATGGAGCAGTTGGAGAATTAGCAACTGCATCTGTAACCTGGCCAATTAGCGGCGAAGTAACTAAGGCGGTTTCATAATGGCACGTATTGTATTAACTAACGTAGCAGTTACTTTCGGAACAACAGATATTTCATCTTATGTTACTTCTGTGACATTAGGATCTACTTATGATGTTGTAGAAACCACAGCTTTTGGCAATACCGCACGCACACGTGTGGCTGGACTTGCTGATAACAGCGTTGCTCTTGAGTTTAATCAAGACTACGCTGCAAGCGCATTAGAAGCAACAATCTACCCAACACTTGGTACTGGAGTCTCAATGACTGTGCGCCCGGTTGCTGGTACATCACCTGCATATAGTTTTACAGCTTTAGTTTCAGAATGGACACCACTAAATGGTGCCGTTGGTGAACTTGCAACTGCATCAGTAACTTGGCCAATCAGTGGTACAATCACCAAATCTTAATCTAACAAGGGGGAAATCATGGACGGTCTTGGAATCAAAGTAAAAACAACAGATGGTAATCAGATAACTTACAAACTAACTCCTCGTGTCATAGTTGCATTCGAGCAACAATATGGCAAGGGAATGCCTAAACTGCTTGGTGAAGAACAAAAAGTCGAGCATATTTATTGGTTAGCATGGAAGTGTATGCAATCTAACGGAGTTATTGTAAAACCATTTGGTCCAGAATTCTTAGATACAATTGTATCGGCTGAATTGGACTCAGATGATTCTTTCGGATCCACCGAGACAGCTTAACGTATAACGTAGCAGCTATCTCGGTGGAAACTGGTATTTCACCAATAGATCTAATAGATGCGCCTGAAGGCATACTTGAGGCTATTACTATTTATCTTAAAGAGCGAGCAAAAGGTAAATAAGTGGAAGACGATACAAGAATCATTTTGACCGGTATAGAACCAACTATTAAAGCTCTGAAAGAGTTTGATAAAAAAGCTGTCGCTAAGTTTAACAAAATAGTCAATACTGAATTAAATAATGCTGAAGGTGCTGCTCATCGTTTAGTAGATAGCATTCAGAGTAGAACAACCAATACTCCAATGCGTAATTGGAGACCAACAGCAGCTGTAAGTGGACGAACTTGGGGTGGTTCTGGTTGGCCTGCTTGGGATCAGTCAACAATTAAAGCAGGAATTACTGTTTCTAAAGCACAAAGACGTACTCGTAAAGATTACACAACAAGTGCTGGTGCTTTGTTAAATACATCTGATGCTGGTAAAGTATTTGAACTTTCAGGACGTAATAAAAAAAGTGGATCGTTTATTGAAAGACTTAATTGGTTTGGTAAAGCTTCTCGTCTTGTCTGGAAAGTTGTAGATAAAGAAAGACCACGTATTGAAAAAGTAGTAGCAAAAGCTTTAGAAGACGCAAAACGTGAATTACAAACTCATCTTGATTCAGCGGGAAAGGTAAAATAACATGGCAGTTGGTGCGGTAGTTGCCCGTATTCTTACCCAATACTCTGATAAAGGCACAAAATCAGCAATAAAAGATATTGGCAAGATGGAAAAAAAGTTTAACGACTTTGCCAACAAGACCGCAAAAGTTTTTGGTGTAGCCACTTTAGCCGCAGCAGCATTTGCAGCAAAAATTGGAAAAGACGCTGTCCGTGGTGCAATGGAAGATCAAAAGCAACAGACAGCACTAGCAACAGCTTTACGTAATGTTACCGGAGCAACTGATGGTGCAATTGCTGCAACTCAATTATACTTAGACAAACTTGAGTTAATGGTTGGCGTTGATAATAAAGAATTGATTCCATCTCTTCAGATTTTAACTCAAGCTACTAGAGATGTAACACAAGCGCAAACACTTCAAGCATTAGCTTTAGATGTTTCTGCTGCGACTGGCAAGGACTTACAAGCAGTTTCTATTGCACTTGCAAAAGCTGTTGGTGGAAATGTTACAGCTTTAACTCGACTGGGTGTTCCACTTGATGCAGATGCAGTTAAAGCCAAAGACTTGACCGCTATTCTGAAATCACTTGGTGATACTTTTGGTGGTCAAGCAAATGAAAGAGCTAAAACTTTTGAGTTCCAGTTAGTCCGATTGCAACTTGCATTTAATCAGATTTTAGATCAAATTGGTTATGCACTAATTCCTTTCTTAGAAAAACTAGCTGGCGTTATTAGAGATAAAGTACTTCCGGCACTTTCTGCTTGGATTGAACAAAATGGTGCAAAACTTGCTGGAGCCTTTAAGACGGCAATTGCCTACGGTGTTGCTTTCTTCCAACTTACTTTTGATCTTTTTAGTTTTGTAGCACGTAATGCAAAAGTATTTGCAACTCTAGGCGCAATAATTGTTGCTGCTTTTTTTGGTGGCAAAGTTGCAGCTGCTACAACTGCTCTTATCGGTGGTATTAAAGCAATTATTACTGTCATGAAAGCTTTACGTACAGTCTCTCTAGCATCTGCTGCCGCTACTGCTCTTGCTACAGGTGGAGTTTCGGCAGCCGCTGGTGCCGCAGCATTTGGTGTTGCTTTAGTTGGTATGGGTCTTGCTGCAAAGAAGTTTAATAGCGATTCTGATAAAGCAACAGATGCACTTGGTAAGTTTGGCGTAGATCTTAAAGGTCTTAGTGTTGAAGCAGATGATTACACTAAGGGTCTAGATAAAATTACATCAGCAACAAATAAAGTAACTGCAGCAACTAAAGGCGAAGTACAAGCAACTGAATTGTTACTTAAACTACGCAATAAATTCGGATTAAAAGGACTTAAAGAAACTGATCCAATTACTCTTGAAGCAATTAGGAAAAATCAAATTAAGCAAGCAAAACTTGGTATTTCCAGTCCAACGATCTCATTGCTAGCATCTGCTGGACATGGAAACATTGCTAAAAATACAACAATGAACGGTGGAAACATCACGGTAAACGTGGCCGGTTCTGTTGTTTCACAAGGTGATCTTGTAAATGGTATTAAGAATGGTCTTGCAACTCTTATGCGCCGACGTGGTGGCAGTCAGTTTGCGGTGCTATAATGCCAGCGAATGCACCTTCACTTACAGTTTCATTTAGTAATGGTGGAGCTTTTACAGCTGTCAGTGCTGATCTTTTGTTATCTGTTGAGATCCGTCGAGGTAGGCAATATCAAAATGACTTTTTAGAAGCTGGAACTGCTGATGTTGTACTTAACAATCAGTCAGGTGCTTTTGATCCAAGCAACACATCAAGTCCATGGTATGGAATTTTAATTGCGGGAATGCAAGTAAGAATCCAAGGCAATTCTACAACAATTTATACAGGCTATTTAGAGAACAATGAAGTAAATCAAGGTATTTATCCTACCGTGTCATTAACATTTGTTGATGGTCTTGCACAGATTGCCAAGGCAATTGCACCAGCATTAGCAACTAGTAATTTTTCAGAAGCTGCTTCTGCAAGAGCAACTAGAGCACTTGATCTTGCTGAATGGACTGGTGGACGTAGTCTTACTGGAACAACAGTTATGCAAAAAACAAAACAAAACATGAGTTGTCTTGAAATGTTAGAACAATGCGCTAATTGTGTAGGCGGAAGATTTTATGTAAGTCGATCAGGAGTTGCAACTCTTGTTCCATTATCCGATAAGTTTAGCCGTCCAACTAGATTATTATTTAGCGACCAAGGCGATGCCAATAGTGTTGGCTACGATGGAATTATTACTAATCCTGGAACTGATTATGTTTACAATGAGGCAATAGTATTTAGAGGTCCAAAGAAAGCTCAAAAGACAGCAAAGTTTACATCTAGTGTTTCTACATATGGACTAAAGTCTAAAAAACTAGATGCACCTATCTTAAATGAAACTAGTGCTGCAAATCTTGCTTTATATGCTGCTAGAAAAGATGCTGATGCTGTTGTATTGGCAGAACAAATAGATTTTACAGCAATCGGTATTGGCGCACTTGCAACCGACATGCTCGAGACTGAATTAAATGATCTTGTCCAAGTAAAGCGTTTAACTTATGATGGACGAAATATTACAATTAACTGTGTTGTAGAAGGATTAGCTCATTCAATAACAGCAGATAATTGGAGAGTTAGTTACTTCACATCTGTAGTTGATCCTTATACGATTACGATTTAGGGGAAATAATGCCACTTTGTCCGCAAATCACAATTACACCAATTACAGTTACCTCAACAGGCATGACTCAAACTTCTATCATTCCTATTGTTGCTGCGACCACAGAAGAAATAGATGAACTTCAAGTTGAAATCGATACAATTGAAGTATCTGTTAATGGCAAAAATCATATTTACCGACAAGCAACTGCTCCAGACGGAACCGCATTTCCTTTAACTGAAGGCGATGTTTGGTTTGATACAGACGATGGTAATAAGCAATACTATTGGACTGGAACTGCATGGGTATCTGTTCAAGATCTTGGAATTGCTGCAGCAGAAACAGCGGCAGCAGCAGCAGCATCTGCGGCAGCAGCGGCGTCATCTGCAGCTGCATCTGCAACTTCAGCAGCAGCGGCAGCATCTGCAGCAGCAACAGCTGCACAAACAACTGCAGATGGAAAAAATAAAGTTTATCGTCAAGCAACAGCACCAGCAGGAACTCATTCAGTTGGAGATCTTTGGTTTGATTCTAGTGCGGACAACAAACCAAATAGATGGACTGGTTCTGCTTGGGAAGCTTACGGTTTTGGAAATCTTGCTGTAGGAAACTTAGATGCAGCGGCTATTTCAACTGGAACATTAAATGCGGATCGTATTGCTGCCGCTTCTATTACTGGAGCAAAAATAGTTGCTGGAACTATTGAAGCTGTAAACATTGCTGCAGGAACAATTACTGGAGCAAAACTTGCAGTAGGAACCATTGAGGCAGTTTCAATTGCTGCAGGAACAATTACTGGTGCAAAAATTGCTGGTTCAACAATTACCGCTAGCAATATTGCAACCGCAACAATTACTGCTGATCAAATTGCAGGCGGAACAATTACGGCAGCAGAAATTGCTGCAGATACTATTACCGCAGCAGAAATTGCAGCAGGATCAATTACAGTTGACCGCTTAACCGCAGGTACTTTAACCGCGTTTACACTCAGAACTTCATCTGGTGCACGTCGAGTAACAGTTTCTGCTTCAACTAACTCAATTTCATTTACTGAATCTAGTTCAACTGTTGGTCACATTGGACCAGCTTCTACTAGTGGTATTGTCATGCACTACGGTTCAACATTTGATCCTTCAGTAACAACATATCCTAATGCTTATGTATCTTCTGGTGATGCTCGTATTGCTTTTAGTTCTAGTAAATATGTCCAAGTTAGTACAACTGGCGTTGTTATGAACGGAAATGTTTATACACTAGATGCTTTTTATAATCAAGATCCTTCAACAAGCGCAAACGCAGCCAATACTCGTATGGATACAGATGGTCGTACAAGACGAAGTACTGCTTCTAGTGCTCGTTTCAAAGAAAGCATAGTTGATCTTTCAACAGTTACTGATCTAAACCCAAGTGGTTTATTAAGTTTACCAATTAGAGCTTTCAAGTTTAAGTCCGATTATTTAGATGTCACCGATAATAGATCAGGAATTCTTGTACCTGGACTAATTGCAGAAGAAGTTGCTGAACACTATCCAATTGCTGCAGATCGTGGTGCTGATGGATTAGTCGAGAACTGGAATGAGCGTTTTGTAATTCCAGGTATGTTGGCTTTGATTCAAGATCTAAACACACGTATCAAAACACTTGAGGGGAACGCAAATGGATGACGCAACAGAACTAGACATCAATGTTGTTATTGCTGTACTAAGAGAGCAGATTGGTCTGCTAGCTCTGGACAAAGCAATGTTGACGGCTAGAGTGGGGGATCTCGAAGCAAAACTCAAGGAGAAGAATGACTGTGAATGACTGGGCTGCTTTAATACTTGCGGTCATATCGATACTAGGTTCGTTTGTAATTGCCATACGTTGGCTGGTTAAACACTTCTTAAATGAATTAAAACCAAACGGTGGATCTAGTCTAAAAGACTCTGTTACGAGATTAGAAACTCAAATGGAATTAGTAATAACAATGTTAACTAATAAGGGGAAAAATGAAAAACCTAAAACAAATAGCAGATAGTTATATAGGTTATATCGAAGGCAAGAACAACGATACAGTTTTTGGCAAATGGTATGGACTTAATAACCAACCTTGGTGCGCAATGGCAGCATCAAAAGTTTATCATCAAGCAGGTTTAATAAGCAAAGTTGCACCAAAAAGCAAACCAAAAGGCTATGCTTCTTGTGATGAATGGCTTAAGTATTTAACAAAAAGCAATCAGTTAATACCAATTGGCCAAGCAAAACGTGGAGATCTTGTATTCTTCCAGTTTGACGCAGATGCTCAACCAGATCATGTAGGAATTGTCCAATGGCATAATACAACCTTAAAATACGTAAATGTATGGGAAGGTAACACGTCGGACAATAAAACTGGTAGCCAATCCAATGGTGACGGGTTCTATCTAAAACGCAGAAAATACGATACAATTATGGCAATTGCACGTCCAAAGAACTAAAGGAGTGTTATGAAACTTAAGCCAAAGCACAAAGCAGCAATTAAATCTTATTTAAGAGCAGTTGCAGCATCTGGTATTACCGTAATTCTTGCAATCGCAGCAGATATGCGCCCTGAATATGCAGTATTACTTGGATCCATTATTGCTCCAATTGTTAAGTCAATTGATCCAAACGAAAAAGAATACGGATTAGGAAGTAAGTAATGATGAGCTCGGGGGACTTATCAAAAGCTATAAATGATCTTTTGAACGAACAAAGTAAACCACTCTGCGTGGTTGGCAAAATTAAATCTCAACTATTGCCATCTGATTCAGATGCTTTAGAAAACTTAATCCAATCTAAAGTTACTATTCTGCAAATTGTTAATTTACTCAGAGCGCATGGTTTTCAACTAGGAAATACTGTACTTACAGTCCATCGAAAAAAACAATGCCCGTGTTTTAGGACCCCATGACTTTATCTGACGACGCCAAGAAACTGCAACTAGAAGTAGACGAATCAGTTTCAGAACTTCGTCAGACTCTTGTACGGACACAAAAAGAATTGTCCAAAGCAAAACAACGGACAGAAGAATTAGTAGAAGCTACGATTCAAGCATGTAAAGATGCAACTTTGGCTTTAGGACCAATGAAGCCAATTGAAGGTCCAAAGATAGATAAACGCCGCAAAAGAGCAGAAGTTGCTTTATGGCATCTTACTGATTGGCAAGGAGCAAAAGTAACTCCTAGTTATAACTCAGAAATCATGAGAACTAGAGTTATGGACTTTACAACTAAAGCAACAAAAATTACTGAAATACAAAGACAAGATCATCCAGTCAATGATGCAGTAATTTGCTTTGGCGGAGATATGGTCGAAGGTCTTTTTAACTATCCTGCTCAATTGTGGGAAATAGATCTTAGTTTATATGACCAATACATAACAGTTAGCCGTTTAATAGTAGATGTAGTACGACAAGCATTAGCAGTTTACCAACATGTAACCGTTATTGCAGAATGGGGAAATCATGGCCGAATCGGAAACAAAAGAGCGGACGTACCGAAGTCTGATAATTTTGACCGTATGTGTTATGAGCTTGCTCGTCAGTTATTATGTTCTGAAGAAGCGACTGCTAAAAGACTGACATGGGATCCACGCCATGGTGTTGAAGATATTCAGCGCATTGAGATCGGCAATTATCGAGCTCTTCTTATGCATGGCGATGAAGTTGGTAGATCTGGTTTTGCTTCTCCGGCCGGATGGCAAGCAGCAGGAAACAGATGGAAAGCTGGAGCTTACGACTGGAACTTTCAAGACATATACTTGGGTCATTACCATCGTCATGCACAAGAACCGTTATCAGATGGTCTTGGATCAGTATACTGGACCGGTTCAACTGAGTCCGATAACCGCTACGCGCGCGACTCTATGGCCGCCTCAGGTGTTCCTTCTCAAAGACTCCACTTCATTGATCCCGAACGAGGTCGTGTCACTGCTTGTTATCAAGTTTGGCTAGACTAATGAATCGCAAAGAGATCTTAGACGAAGCAACACGTTTAATTTATAACGATAGGCAAGCAGATTATGGAACTCCACAAGAGAACCATGACCGCATTGCAAAGCTTTGGAGTGTAGTTTTAGGCATTACCGTAGAACCTTGGCAAGTTGCATTATGTATGAATCAAGTCAAAGTTGCTCGATTAGTCCAATCACCTGAGAAATTAGATGGTTGGGTAGATGGTGCAGCTTATATGGCTATTGGTGGAGAACTGGCTACGGAGGAATAATGACAACACTCATTGCATATCAACATGATGACTATTGCATCATTGCTGCAGATACGCAAACAACTGGTTATGACATGAGAGCTGATTGTTCTCCTATGGGCAAAATTGCTGAAAATGGCAAATACTTAGTTTCTGCTGCCGGTTTAGTCCGAGGCATGAATCTAATCCAACATGCTTTTAATCCACCAGCACCTCCAAGATCAAAGAATCTCGACAAGTTCATGGTGACTCAGTTTGTGCCAAACCTACGCAAAACTTTTGGAATCTCAGGTTATGACATTAAATCTGAAGGCTTTCCATCATCGTTTGAGAATGATTTTATAGTTGCAGTCCAAGGAACTTTGTACTTTATAGATGAAGTATATGGATTAGAAAAGACAAAAGATAAAGTTTATTGCACAGGAACAGGTGCAGCAATTGCTCTAGGAGCTGCTCATGCATTAGGAATTGATGAAGCAGATGAATATGAAGATGCAATTGAGATATTAGAACAAGCGGTCAAAATAGCAATCCGATTCGATATCAATAGTGGTGGACAAGTACAAGTAGCGTTACAAACAAAAGCTGGAAAGAATCACATTGCATTCTTAGATTAAAATAGCAAAAAAGAAGCCCCTGCCTTTCGGCAGGGGCCTTTTTCTTTTTGTCTTAGCGAACCATCTCCAAGACTCGATCTGAGAGAGATGTTCCTTGATTCATCATGAATCGCTCACCAGCCGCAAAATCATTAGCTGAACGAGTTGTGCGGGTCCATTGTTCGTACTCTGTAAAAGCATTAACAATTCCCCATGCAGTTCCTTTGATGTTCTCCTGAGTTGGTCCGTTCCAGATACCTAGAAGAGTTTGTTGACGTTCACGTACATTGTTCTGCTGACGCTCAGTCATGTTGTTTTCATCTAGTGGAAGAAGATCTTTGACAATTGACCAGAAGTCAGAGTTAGCAACTTTCTTCTCAAGAAGAGCAGAAGATAGAAGATTGAACTCTTGATTTGACTTAAGAACAACTCCTAGAGTCTCACGAACATCTTCGATCTTTACACTCATACGAGCTGAATGGCGGAAAGAGATAGAAGAAGCATTTGTCCAACGTGTCATTCCGTTTGTGCAGATCAAGCGAAGATACTTGATTTCAAAGCGAAGTGAATCTGTTCCATCGTGAGTGTTTGAAGCAACTAAGAATGATTCGATTGGATCGATATTCTTAAGAGTAAGATCTAAAGTGTCTGGAAGCTTTGCAGCCATAAAGATCTTCTTGCCACCGCGTAGTTCACCAGCTGACTGGTAAATTGCACCGGCTTCGTACATAACAGAATCCACAATGTTGACAATATCGTTATTCTGGACAATTGTATATGTAGGAGAAGTGATACCTAGAACAGAAGCTGATCCGTCCTTGTTAACACGAGTTGTAGCAACTTTGTCTTCGAGTTTGACGACTGTCACACCGTCATTGTTAATTGCTGTAGTTGAAAGTGGAGTGTGTTGAACTTCCCAATCAAGATTTGCATTCTCAAGAACTTGAGCTGCAGAGATTTGCTCGTCACTTGAATTTACCCATGTTGCTGTGCTGATCCATGGTGCCTTGCGACGTGCTGCGTTTTGGATTTGTACTGACATTTTTTCCTCCTGGCGATTTATTCTGATGGACTCATCAGCAGTGTCATTTAACACTGGACACTCCTTGCGGAGTGTTTCGTCCTTATCTGTATCCTGCAGCGTGAAGTGCACGGAAAACATTGTTTACACGATCAGCTGTAATCTTTGAACGATCTTCAGATTCAAACATTTCTGAAAGTGTTTCAATATTTTGTAGTAAACAATCAAGTTGTGAGATTTGTTGTGCATCGAATGTAACTGTGATTGTAGTTCCAATTGCTATTCCCATTTGGATCCTCCTGGCGGTTTATGGCAACCGGTTGGTTGCTCATAGGTACATTCAATACTGTCCACCAGTGTTTGTACACTTCATTGAATAAGATCTTATGGGAACCTTTTGGAACCTTTTGGAGTCGGTTTAGTCCAGATCGAGCGGCCAGGTTTGTCCCAGGACCACGGACATATTGATCCGAGTATATTTATACTCACCACAAATGGACCCGCGTCCTGGTGGATCCTGGTGGCTCTGGCTAACTTATGTGTTACCGGCCAGAACAGATGTTCTAGTAAATAAGATCTTTTAGAAACATTTCCACAAATGGTGGATATATGTCCACAATCAGTGTATATTGATCCTATGAGCAACCGCTCATACTAACCGCCAGGAGAAGAAAATGCGTACAAATACAAAAACTGCAGTAACTGAAGTTGCATTAGTAGATCTAGATAGAACTTATCGTGGAAATACTGGTTGTGCTTGTGGATGTGGTGGAGAATACTACGACATCAATGATGCGCAAAATGAAGCTGAAGTAAATCGTAGAATTAAATATGTTCTACGTGGAATTCGTGAAGGTAAAGCAGAATTCTTTGGTAACGGAGTTGAAGTTGCTAATCCTTCATATACAAAAGTTACACGTTTATATTTCAAAGATGGAATTGACTACGATATAAATCGTGACGGAACTTTTGAACGCACTGAAGAAGGTCCACGTGTTATGGACAAGTTGTCACAAGCTCAAATTGCTTGGACATATCGCACTGGACTTCCAACAGATCACATGATTACAAAAATTGTTTACAACTATGCTGAAGGATCTTCTTCGCTTGAAGAATATTCTGAGTTTTATTCACGATGGACTCCATATCAAAAAGACATGGCAGATAAATTGGTTCTTTCAATTGCTGCTTCAGTAGAACGGAACATGAACTAATGACTCACTTGACTAAAGAATGGGCAACTCAGTTTGCTGCAAAACTTCGTTCAGATTATCCTGAACTATCTAGCGTCAATGAAATTATTGACCGCGCAAAAGCTGATGGACGTTTCGAATCAGAAATTGAAATGCTTGCAGTATGGGGCAGACTAATGAGAGGATCCGAATAATGAAAACTTGCGAATGCTTAACTTGTCCGATGTGTGGACGCGATAGTAAGTATTTACAAAATCGTTGGTATCAATATGACAACGGTCAGCGTTTCATTGCATATGTATGCAAGAAATGTGCCGAATTGCACGACAAACTAGCGGATCAAAAAGTCCGCAGTGTATAATGGTCCAGTACCACTAACCGCCAGGAGGAAAAATGGAAGTTCAATTTAACGATGGTGGACGAGCTGCAGCGGGTTATAAAGGATCTGCTTCAGACTGTGTCGTCCGTGCCATCTGCATTGCTACAGATCGGCCGTATCAAGAAATCTATGACTATGTAAATAAGTATGTAGGTTTTGAACGTAAGTCAAAAAAGCGCACAAAGTCATCTAGTCGTACTGGTATCAGAAACAATACAACTAAAAAGATCATGAAAGATCTTGGCTTTGAATGGACACCAACTATGACTATTGGTTCAGGTTGCAAAGTCCATCTCAAAGCAGATGAGTTACCTAATGGACGAATCATCGCCAATGTCTCAAAACATGTTGTGGCGGTAATTGACGGTGTCATATACGACACTCATGATCCGTCAAGAAATGAAACTAGATGTGTCTATGGATATTGGAGATTGCCATGACCGTAAAAACAGGAAGATTAAAGTGTGCCGCATGTGGATCTGATGTCATGGTTTCCAGTAGAGCATACAGTGGAATGCCGCGATGGGTTTGTGTTGTTCCGATATGCATAAACTCTGAGATTGCTTGGGATTTGGATGAATCCAATGACTTGTAATCTATGCTACGGCAAAGGATATATCTACCATTCCCATCATGAAGAATATGATGTGGAAGTCTGTTCTTGTCAACAAACTAAGGAGACTAATAATGAAACTAACTAAGCGTGGCAAACGAGTTCTC